AGCAACAAGGCATATACTAAACGGTATGCTATTTATAACAGCTGAAACATGTGAAAACTTATCGCTTAGAATATCTGACATTATAGAATATTCTCCTACAAAGCAAGCTTTTATACAAGCTTTAGGCGCGCATAATGTTGCAACGTTAGAGGAAATGTCAGAACTATACTTATATGATTTTGGTATATTTTTAACATTAGAACCAGATGCAGAGCACAAGCAAATGCTAGAGAATAACATACAGATAGCTTTGCAATCTAAATTAATTGATTTAGACGATGCTATAGATATTCGTGAAGTTAGAAATTTAAAAGTTGCTAATCAGTTATTGAAACTAAAGAAACAAAAAAAGCAAGAAAGAGAACAAAAAGTACAACAAGAAAATATAAAAGCGCAAGCAGAGGCAAACGCTCAAGCTTCAAAAGCTGCAGCAGAGGCAGAAACTCAAAAGAAACAAGCTTTAGTACAATCTGACATTCAACTTGAAACTGCTAAGAATAAATTAAAAGTATCATATTTGCAACAGGAAGCTGCTCTTAAGAAACAATTAATGGAATTTGAATTTGAATTAAATCAGCGTATGCAGGATCAGCAAAAAGAAGTTGCATCTAGCACAGAAGTAATGAAAGAAGATAGAAAAGATAAAAGAATGCAAATGCAAGCTTCACAGCAAAGTGAACTAATAGATCAAAAAAAAACAGGGACTCCACCTAAAAGGTTTGAATCTGCAGGTAATGATACCTTAGGTAAAGGCGCTGCAATAACTACGGGTGGATTACAAACATAATTAATAACTATTTAATAATATTTTATCATGGCAAAAAAAGAAAAAACACAAGATGTAGTGGAGGAAATAAAAGACACTACACCAGAACAAAAAGTAAAACCAGAATCTATAGAAAATAAAGAAAACACTGTAGATACAAAAATTAAAATTACAAACAATCCGTTAAACTTAGAAGAAACTATAACAAAAGTAGATTTAAGTAAACAACCAAAAGTTGAAGCAGAAGAAACTTTAACAAAAGAACAAGAAAAACCCGAACAAGAAGTTTTAGAGGAAATTGTTGAAGAAACAAAAAATGAAGAAGAAGTTGTTAGTGAAAACAAACCTATTATTGAAGAAGTAACAGAAGAAGAACAAAAAGAAGTAGAAGAAGTAGTTGAAGAAATAGAAGAAGCTGTAGCGCAAGCCGAAGCAACTGGTAAACCTATTCCTGAAAAAGTTCAAAAATTAATGGACTTTATGGAAGAAACTGGTGGTGATTTACAAGACTATGTAAAACTTAACCGTGACTACTCGAAAGATAGTGACATGGATATTTTACAAGACTACTATAAACAAACAAAACCTCATCTATCGTCTGAGGAAATTGATTTCTTAATGGAAGATAAATTTTCATTTGATCAAGACGCAGATGACGAAAGAGATATAAAAAGAAAAAAACTAGCGTTAAAAGAGCAAGTTGCCGACGCTAGAGGCCACTTAGACGGGCAAAAGTCTAAATATTATGAAGAAATCAAATCTGGGGTAAAGCTTACAACAGACCAGCAAAAAGCAATTGATTTTTTCAATCGTTACAATAAGGAATCAGAGGAAACTCAAAAGATTGCTAAAGCAACAAAAGATACTTTTTTAAAGAAAACTGATCAAGTTTTTAACAACAAATTCAAAGGTTTTGAATATAACGTTGGGGAGAAAAAGTATAGATTTAATGTTAATAATACAAAGGAAGTTAAAGAAACTCAAAGCAACATCAATAATTTTGTCAAAAAGTTTTTGAACAAAGATAATGCGATGGACGATGCTAAGGGTTATCATAAATCTTTGTTTACAGCAATGAATTCTGATGCAATTGCTAATCACTTTTACGAACAAGGAAAAGCTGATGCACTTAAAGATAGTATAGAAAAAAGTAAAAATATAAATACTAACGCTAGACAATCTCATGGTGAAGTTAAAGCTAATGGAATTAAAGTAAAAGTGCTTGGAGAAAATTCTAATGATTTCAAGTTTAAAATTAAAAATAAAAATTAACAATTTAAAAATTAGAAAATATGGCAATAACTGCAGGAACTAATTTGAATAGTGTCCCTACGCCACAAAAGCAGACACTATCTTCAAATTATTTAGATTTTACTGGGACCACAGATACTACGTGGGCTCAACAATACTTACCAGATCTTATGGAGAAAGAAGCTGAAGTGTTCGGTAACAGAACAGTTTCAGGATTTCTTTCACAAGTAGGAGCTGAAGAGGCTATGACATCCGATCAGGTTGTTTGGTCTGAACAAAGTAGATTACATATCGCGGTAATAGGTACAGTAATCACAGCTGGTTCAACAAATGGTACTTTTACTGTTATAAGTGATATTGATGGAAACATAGCAGGTGATGGTTTTACCGTTGCTGATCACGGTGTTAGAACAAATGATATTGTACTTATTGCAAGTGCTGGTATTGTTACACAGTGTTTAGTAGTTGACGCAGACACAGCTGTTATACAGGTTGAACCTTATGACAAAGCTGATTTAACTGGTCATGCTACTACAGCAAGTGGTAGTCGATTATTAGTTATTGGTTCTGAGTATGCAAAAGGAACATCTTATAATGATGGTAATTTTAGCGCATCTACTTCAAGAACTGCTAATGAGCCAACATTTAAGTCTTTCTCTAACAAACCAATTATAATGAAAGATTACTACGAAGTATCAGGATCTGATGCATCTAGAATTGGTTGGGTAGAAATATCTGGAGAAGAAGGACAAAATGGTTACTTATGGTACTTAAAAGCAGAAGCTGATACTAGATCTCGATTTACTGATTATTTAGAAATGGCAATGCTAGAAAGCGTTATTGGATCTAACTCAACAGTTGTTGATACTAGTTTAAGTGCTGCTGGAGATACTGGTGTAGGTACACAAGGTTTATTCGACGCTATATCAGATAGAGGTAATGTTACTTCTGGTGTTACTGGTGTTAATGCTGCTACTGATTTAGCTGAATTTGACGCTATATTAGCAGAGTTTGATAATCAAGGTGCTATTGAAGAAAATATGCTATTTGTTAACCGAGCTACTAGCTTGGCTATTGACGACATGCTAGCTTCAATGAATTCTTATGGAGCAGGAGGTACTTCTTACGGAGTATTTAACAACTCAGAAGACATGGCACTTAATTTAGGTTTTTCAGGATTTCGTAGAGGTTCTTATGATTTCTATAAATCAGACATGAAATATCTAAATGACAAAGGTGCTAGAGGAGGTATTAACGCTGCTGCAACATCTGCTGCTATTAGAGGCGTTATTGTACCAGCTGGAGTATCTTCGGTATACGATCAACAATTAGGAAAGAACATGAAACGTCCTTTCTTACATGTACGTTACCGTGCTTCTGCAACTGATAACCGAAAAATGAAAACTTGGGTTACTGGTTCTGTTGGAGCTGCTACATCTTCTTTAGATGCAATGCAAATACATTTCTTATCAGAAAGATGTTTAGTTACTCAAGGTGCTAACAACTTTATGTTATTGAAGTAGTATTATTTATATAAGAGAGAGTGGTACTTAGTACCATTCTTTCTTTTTTTTATTAATTTTATTATATATTATATTATGGCAAAAACACAAAAAAAAGCTTACGCAGGAGATCCTGGAGATGAGCACGTAGAAAAAGTAGCAACCGTAGAAACTGTTGTACAAGTTGTAGAAAAAAAAGTACAACAAAATAAAAATGATTGGGAAATAAAAGATAGATTATATTACTTGAAAGGTGATAAAAAACCTTTATCTAGAATGATTAAATCAGCTAATGTATATTGGTTTGATGAAAAAAAAGGATACGAAAGAGAGTTAAAGTATTGTGAAAATCAAAAAACAACTTTCGTAGATGAAATGAAAGGAGATCAAAGATTATCGCATGTTATTTTTAGAAACGGAGCTTTGTTTGTTCCTAAACAAAAAACTATTCTGCAAAAATTTCTTTCTTTATATCATCCAGATGCAGATATTATGTTTTATGAAGATAAACCAGTTGAAACAGCATCTAGCGATATTGATTATTTAGAAATGGAAATAGAAGCTTTAAATGCCGCAAAAAATTTAGATATTGATATGGCAGAAGCGGTTATGAGAGTAGAAATAGGATCTAAAGTATCAGAAATGAGTTCTAAAGAACTTAAAAGAGATTTACTATTATATGCTAGAAGAAATCCAGCATTATTCTTAGAATTAGTAAATGATGAAAATGTAGTTCTTAGAAATTTTGGTATTAAAGCTACTGAAATGAATATATTAAAACTATCTTCAGATCAACGAACTTTTAGTTGGGGATCTAATGATAGAAAACTAATGAACGTTCCTTTTGATGAGCATCCTTACTCAGCTTTAGCTGCTTGGTTTAAGACCGATGAAGGTATGGAAGTTTATTCTAATATTGAGAAACGATTAAATTAATAATAACCTTATAGTGTGTAACCATCTATAAAGGTGGTTACACTACTATAAATTTAAAGATATGGCAATACTAGCAAATACAGTATATCAAAGAGTTTTAGCAATAGCTAATAAAGAACAAAATGGGTATATCACACCTCAAGAATATAATTTGCTCGCTAATCAAGCACAGCAAGAAATATTTGAACAATATTTTTATGACATAAATCAAAGATCTAGAATTGAGCCAGAAGAACCAGGCGTTAAAGGTGAAGAAGATTTAACAATTTTATTGAATGAAAAAATTGGTCACCACACTTCAATAGCTGTTGTAACCGACGGCACAACATTTCCAGCAAACTATATGGTAGGTAAAGTTTTTCTTTCGGCTGACGGTCGTGAGTGCGAAAAATTACCTAGAAACGAAGTTTTAAGTATGATAGCTTCTACTAGGCATTTAGGCATACTTTCTAGAAGTCCTGTTTATTGCGATAGTCATACAGGTTCTGAAGACATAGAAGTTTATGGTAGTGAAGGACAAATAACAGGTTCTGCTATTTCATGTGAAGTAATTACAAAACCGGCTGATGTTGTTTGGGGATATACAGTAGTTGGCGGTAAAGCTTTGTACAATTCTGGAACA